ATTCCAAAAATCTCTTTGCGCTGATCAATACAGTCCGACCAATAGAAGTGCGTCGGATCGACCGGGATGATTGACGCCAAATACTGCGGGTCATCGCTTACGCGCAGAAACCGCTCCAGGCGATTACAGTGCGCCTTGACCGTCGCCAGCTCGGCATCAACGTCACCATCCTCAAGCCAGCCCGACTTCTTCGGCGTCACATACAGAAACTTCACTTGCTGGTTGCCGCCCAAGCACCGCTGGTATATGCACCGCTGCCGCTTGTGGCTCTGCGTCATCACTGACGGCATCCGCATGGTCGTCTTGAGATCGACCACAAGCCCGTGGTCGGGGTAGACCAGATCAAGGTATCCAATAATAGGAATTTTCCACCCATCGCCATTACAAGTGATCGACACTTTCTGCTGACTGCCGTCGATGCTGAATTGAGGCTTGCCATACTGCTCAAGTTCTGCAACCGCCAACTCAAGCATTGGCGCAATGGCAGCACGTTCCTTCTCGCTCTTCTCATCAGCCAAAGTGATTTCCGCGTCGAACCGTGCCAACGCCCCAGCAACAGAAGCACCTAACGAACTGCCGCCCAAGAACGCAACCACGCCATCCTCAACCGCAATGCCACGCCACATGGCTGCGCTGCTTGGCCGCTTCTCTTTAAGCAGGTATGCCATCACCCACTGCGCCGGGTTGCTTTCCCACAGACTGATTGATGAATTGGATAAGTGTTTGATGCCGTGCTTCTCAAAGCCGTTCATGCTGCACCCTTATTAAAAAACCGCCGGATGACGTACCCGCGCCCAACGCTCAAAATGAAGTAACAAAAGGTTATGACGACCGCCTCGCCTGCACTTGGCTCCAAGCCAAACAGCGGCAGCGCAAAGTAGGTGAACAGCCAAGAAACAATCAGGCCAATCACGGCGTTGGCGTTGGCTTCAACAAGCGACATGATGCGGGTCTGGCTCATAAATCCAGCCCCCCTTGCACAGCCTTTGCAGGCGGCTCAACAAACAAATCGGGTTGCTTGTAAGCGTCCTCGATGCGCTGACAGGCAATGTCAAAATACTTCGGCTCTAACTCGATGCCGATAAACTTACGGCCTAGCTTGGCGCAAGCGACTCCCGTTGTGCCGCTGCCCATGAAAGGGTCTAAAATGGTTTCCGTTTCTTTTGGAAGCCTCTCAATGCACCAACGCATAACTTCGTAAGGTTTTTGCGTAGGATGCACGCGCTTTTCACGTTTGCCGATTAATCCGTTGTATTCAAATTCAAGTAACTTCACCGACTTCCGTTTAATGTTTGTCCAAGCCAGTTCGCAATCGCTAAATGTGGGCATGGTGTTTTTCTTATCCCACACTAGCCAGTGACCATTGACGGGCAACATATCAGTGAAATAATTAGCCCCAAATATAACGGCATATTTTGCCGTAGTTTGAATCGTATCAAACGCCGCTTTAGGTGGCCGTACATCATCCCATTCATCATTATATTGACGGCGAGCAATCGGCGGCCCAAATCCCCCAAATCCCTCAAATCCTTTATCTTGTCCAATCCCATACGGCGGGTCAGTCACCACAGCATCGACCTTTCCAAGCGTCGGCATGATCTCAAGGCAGTCGCCTTGATAAAGGGTGCAGTCGCCAATCTGAATCATTTATACTTCCACCCGCCGCGTCGGCTGCGGAAACGGAATCACATTCTCATAAGCCGCACACGTCTCTTGAAACGGACGCGGGTGAGCGTGTATGCCGTAGCGTTCTTCAGCGCATTTTTTCGCCTGGGCAAAAAGGGCTTTTGTTTCTTCTGAATATTTATCAGGGTTGTTTAGTACTCTGGTGCAGACCTTTAGCTCACGTTTGATGGCAACGGCATCGTCGTATTGCAGTTTCATTTCTTCAGCACCCCTGCTTGTCTAAAAAGCGTTTCCACTGTTTCTTCACTCATAATGTAAAGCCGCTCTGCGCGGTCTTGGCGTACAACGAGAAAGTCAGCGTCATCTTGCGCGAGGCTATCGTATAAGAATTTGAAGCCCGATTTCTTCCGCTTACATTCCACGGTGAAACCGGAGAGCATCAGATCACCGGCAAACTCATCACCAAGCTGCTTATATGCGCCAGATGCAAAGACTCGCTCACAGTCAACGCCCAACCCTTGCCAATGCTTTACGGTTTCGGCTTCCAGTTCGTAGCCGCGTTTTTTATTCCGACTACTCATCATCCACCTCATCGTCATTGACTTCGCCAAGGCCGTCGTAGCAATGCGGGCAAGGCGCTTCATAAAAGCCATGCCAGTTGACGCGCTCAACCACGCCGCTGCCATCGCACTCAGGACAGGTCATCGTCGCGCTTCCGCTGCATCCAAAGTTCTGCTGCCAGTGCAATATATCCCGCTTGATCACGAAACGAATCCCATGACGGCTTTGGCCCAGCGAGTCGAGCGAGTTTCAATTCCGCTAACCGCAGACAAACTTGCCAAGACTCAATCTGGTAATCGCCGCCAGCGTTCCAGTAATCGGCCACACGCTGAAAGTTATCGGCGGGCGGGCCATACTCATCTTGACGGTCGCCATTTATAAGATTGGACGCCTCATCAAGAAGCCGCGTTCTATAGTTGTCTTTACTCATCGTCGCCCCGCAGTGCGGCGATGGCGCGACGGGGTATAAAGTAGCGGCCATTTTCGGTTGGCCTGATGGTCTCGATCTCACCGGCTTTAATTAGGGCATAGAGCCGCTTGCGGTTGCTGGTGGAAAACTCTGTGAAGATTTCGGCCACGGCCTCATCGACGGTGAGCAATGCCGCTTCGGTCATTGCATCACCATCGTGGCGTAGCAACTATCGTTTAAGATGCAGGCTATATTAACGGCGAAGTAAACCGTCGCCAGAAAGGCCCAGATGCCTACAAATTCAGTGAGTAGTTTGACGTAACCCATGTTGGATCTCCGTGGTCAATGTTGACCCCTTTTATCCTATCTGTTCTTAACAAATCAATAATTTTTTTACGCGCTTTTGAAAACTTTGTTTAATTGTTCACGAACATCGTTATCACGATCTTTCCGATCTTCAAGCCAGTGACCATAGTTTCGGATGGTTGTGGCAATCTCTGTATGACCCATCATTTGCATGATCTTACGGTCGGTCAGGTTCAAATCGTACAAAAGAACCGACGCATAAAAGTGCCGGAAGCCATACAACGTGAACCGCTCAACGCCAGCGCGTTTAATAGCTGGCGCAAGGCCGCGCTTGTTCCAGTTGTTGATAAGTTGAACGGTGCCGACACGGGTAGGAAAGACTAAGTTGTTGCCGCGTTGCTCCAGCGGCTGCTTGAGCCGCCACGCTTTCAACTCTTGAATCAACTCATCCTCAAGCTCAATGGCCCTGATGCCTTGCTCTGTCTTCGGCGTTGAGATCACGCCGTCGGCATTCATCGCCCGTTGTATGTAAACGCGCTTGGCATCAAAATCAAAGTCTGACCATTGCAGCACCGTCGTTTCGTTAGGCCGTGCGCCGGTGCGGCTTTGGAAACGAAACAGCAGCGCATAGAACGGCGTGGCCGCTTTGATAACTTTCTCAATGGCGGTCACCGATATTCGGACGTGGCGTTTCTGCACGTCGGTCTTCTTAGGCTTCTGGATTTTGTCCAGCTTGAGCAACAAGGCCGACGGCATCAACTCTGACAACATCGCCCATTTGAGTACGCTCACAAAGAAGGTGAATTTCTTTTGCGCCGTAACCTTGGCGCGACCGGCCCAGATGCTTGGCGCAACATAATTCTGGATTTGCGCTATCGTGATCTCGCCAATTCTAATATTGCCGATCTGACCGCTAGGCGTCTGCACCTCCGCGACTTGCTTGAGCGCCAAGATTTTTTCATACATCGACGCTTGCAACAGGTCTTTAATGCCGACCATCTTGGCCTGATACTGTTCATATTGATGCACCAAGCAACAGCTTACCGGCTGGCTTAGATTGACATCGTTGAAGCAATAGAAACGCGGAGACGTTTTCGGGTTTATATATGTCTCCGACTTCCTAATCGTTTCGCCAACCTCTGCCATGTGATCCTGCGCGGCCTTTCTGGCCGCACAGTTCTGTTTCACCTTGCCCTTGGTGCAGCGGCAACCTTCGCAACGTGGTATAGACTTCTGACCGCCGTGCGGTCGGGTGTCTGCCGTTAGGCGTAGCAGACGGTTTTGATCGTCAAAGATTTCCCTGATTATCATTGCTGCTTACCCTGCATTTCCACAGCCTCTTTCATGGCATCAAGTAAATGCTTGTGATTATCGTTGTGGTAAAAACATCCCTCTTTTTCCACGAACTTTGTAATGCTGAAGGTTCCATCTTCACAAACTTGAATACTGATGTTTTCGTCAGATTTCAAAACCCATGCGTCATCTTCAACTTGTGGGTCATCCGCTTCTTCAAATTTAAATAAATCTTTTATCCATCTGCTTTTCATCTTCTCTCTCCTAAAGTTTGCACCAGCAAAGCCCCGCGCTAGGTCGGGGCAATGCGGCGCTGCTGCGCGATGGGGGTGAGTATTAGAAAGGATCGTCAGGGTGAAATTTAAAAATAGGAAATGTGCGCCCCCAACCTTCCATATCATCAAGAGTTTTCTTGATAGACTCGGCCTCTAACCAATCGTCTTCTGCCTTTAACTGGGCAGGAGTATCACAACCGTGGATGATGCAAGCCTGCTCGTATGATTGATAAAAATTTCCGGCGCTGTCTGTGTACATTTTCTCTCTCCTAAGTTGTGGCGTGATCTCCCTGACCACGATCAAACATTACGACAAAATAGTGTGCATTACAATAATAAAATGACCTAAAGATCATTTTGTTAGTGATGGCACTTGTTAGCAATTTGTTAATCAGCCCCCTAAACGCAAAAAAAGCCGCCCCCGTAGGAGCGGCTAAGTTATTGATTTATAATGTATTCTAGCTATTTGGTCGCAATCTTGGCCCTAGGATTAGGAATCTAAAAAGGCCGGCGCATAACCTACATACAAATCAATAACTTAGCGAAACATCTAGTTTTCACTAGTTACTGATGGGTCATAGCAGGTTAGGATAGGCAAGGAAAGTAAAAGATAGGTCAGGACTCTTTGTTAGGCATTTGTTAGTCTAACAAATAATCCTAGGGTCGGTCCCGTAGCTCAGTTGGATAGAGCACCTGATTCCTAATCAGGGGGCCACAGGTTCGAATCCTGTCGGGACCGCCAGCTCTACTTTTTGGGACGCATGGCTCTGTCACCAAACCACCAAAGCACCGCTGTCGATGACATATATATGACGCTCTGAATTATGGTTTCTTGCTGCGCAATGTCGTCGCTGGATGCGTAGACGTACCAAACGATGCCCACAAGCATGATCGTCAACGCAGGCCGCATTAGACGTAAGATCGCGGCGACCCACGGGTACGGAATCTCCACTTGCGTCATCATGCCGTAGGACGCGACACGGGCAGCGCCAGCCGATTGTTCCTCTACAATGGCGCGTTCGTTTTCCAATTCGTCGGCTCTCAATTCCGCTTGCAGCCGGTGCATTTCCATCGTGCGTTCATGTTCGCCTTTGGCTTTCTTTTCTTCGATGAAGACATCAGCGAAGTTGAAAATCTTGCCAAGCACGCTTCCCAGGATGCCCGTTGCGCCGCCGGTCAAGACGCTGAAAATCATGTCCATCATGTCACCATTGTCTCCGTCGGCCCATATCAACATGGATAAAAGTTTGATACCGCATACCGAAACCTTTGAACCCAACGTCCTGGGCTACCTTGCGGATCACTTCCTTGTCACGGCCTTGAAGCTGGATATCGAAGGCGTGACCTTCAAGGTGTGAGGATCGCGGAGCGCCTCCGATTTTGGAATTATGGTAGGGGCTGCGGTATGCGGAAGATAAACGCACAGAATGGCCCAAACGGGACCGCAAAATGTCCAGAGCGCCAATGGCAGCGTTGTGAATGAGGATTTTGCCGGTGCCTTTACACGCGACTTCGTGGGGTTTGAAATAGGTGAACGGCCAGCCGTCTAGCGGGATGTCGTTATAGTGTTCAAACAGCATCAGTAATTGAACCAATCCACCGGCATTTTCCACCGGCAGGCACTCAACAGAATTGCAATTGCCATCAAGCTAATTGTCTGACGCATTGGCTTGCTCTTCTTTCGGTTTATCATCAATGATTGTTAACATGCCTTGACCAACGAGCCAGATGCACTCGCGGTCGTTGACCGTGCGGGTCATCGTCCAGCCCGTCTTGCCCACGTACATGGTGACGAAAGCGCCGTCGCGAACGGTGCCTTTGATGAATGGCAATTCGCCAAACTTTTGTTTGAGCTGTTTCGGCATATCTGCTTTAGGCAAGCACGGCTGTATCACGGGCGCAGCTTCCACCTTTGCCGCAGGCTGACAGGCAGTGAGCAGCAGTGCCGCAATTAAAATAAGAAGACCCGGCATCACTTTCATTCGACCGGCCCATGCCTGGAGTTGTGAATTTTCTCAAGGTGCTCGATACGACGCCGTAAATCTTTGTCGATGTAATTTAAACTGGTGATCAGACGTTCAGATCGTCTGGCGTCCTCTTCTCTTTTTGTGGGCGAAAGCATACCGGCCAAAATATCGACGCGCTGGATTTGTGTGTCTGAGGTATTTTCGAGCTTGTCGGTGCGACCATCCGCAGACCGAAGCTGATTCTCGACATCCTTGATCTGCTCAGTGAGCCGCTGTATCTGCGCCCTGGCCACAGCGGCAGTGCCAATCACGCTGGCCGCTACACCGCCCAGGGTGATCAACAATTTTACGTCGACCATCCCGTCCATTACTTAATCGCTCCACCGGACGTGGCTGCGTAGTAAAGCCAGAACCCAATGAGGGTCGCACAAAAAAGTACGCCAGCCCCCTTGGCAACCTCAGCCAAAATTCGTTTGTTGCGTTCTTGCCGTTCAAGTTCAGCTTCGCGAGCAGCGGCCTCGCGTTTTTTCTTTGCTGCAATCGCTATCTTTTGGCGTTCAATAATGTTGTCCCAGGTATCCTCTCCGAATCTGGCATTAAGTGCCTTGCGAAGTGAGTTGAGTGCTTCCTCGTGCTCCTCGTGGGCCACCTGTTCGCGCATAGCACCCGCCAAAGTAGTCGGGTCGTCAACAGATCCGTCTTGCTCGCCTAGTCGGCTTTCCACTACCTTCTCATTATGGCTTCGCTCGACGGCCTTTTTATTTTTCTTGACCTCGCTATTCGCACCAAAAATAGCATCTAGGTGCCCGCCGATTTGCGACAGGTCGTCGGCTGTCTCAAGAGCACTTTTGCAAGCGGAGATCGCTACCTTGGCCGCACTATAGCTTGCAGCAAGAGTGACAGGGTCCATTCATCACCTCACGCAACAGCAAAGGCAACAGCCGCTAACATGCTATCGCCGAGCGTATCGCCATTTGCATCGGCAGTTATTGTGTAAGTGCCACTAGCGGTTGATCGCGCCGTCGAAAAATGAAAGTCAGAGTCGAAGACAGCATCATGGTCCTTAGTCGCATTGGTGTAATTAAAAGTTGTAGTGCTGCGAAAGCTTGCTCCAGCAACAGTGACAACTGCGCCGCCAGCAGGAACAGTGATGGAACCGGCAAGTGGGTCTGTATCCACGTTGGTCATGGTGTCACTAGCCGATGTGGCCGCGCCGGTAACCGTGTAAATTGAGATCGCGCAGCCCAGCATCGAGCTATTAAAAATGACGTCGATATCTGCGGTTGTGCCGGTGGTAATTGTTGCCGCAAAAATTCCAACGAACTCGCCGCCGCTGCTATTTGCCGTCACCAGAGACGTGGCAGTGGTTGAGCCAATCAACACTGACGCAGACCTTGCGCCCGCTGATGACCGTGGTCCATACACACAAATGATCACTTGGCGGTCAGAGGCCGCTGTGCCGATCGATTTGCCGTCAAAATCACCAGAGTAATCGGTCGCGTTTGAACTCGATGTGTCAGATAAGACGTAGGACAGTGTTACGCTCGGCGCACTTTGATGGGCGCCAAAACCAATAGCCGACATTGGCATGATGAACATTAGCTATCATCCTTCGCGTTCACCGTGTAAAAAATTTTGACGCCTAGCAGACGGGCATCACCCGCCATGTCATCGTTGCTATCAGAAACATCTCGGAAGATTCGGAAAAAACATATATCTTCGGCGGCTGGTGAATTGGCGATTGTTACCGCACCACTTGTTGCCGTGACCAAAACCTCGGTGGCATCGCCTTGGCTATCATCGGTCACAACGACTGCTGTGCCATAGGCTTGATCAGCTTCCTCGTTGTCACCGACCGCTACGCCTTGTAAACCGAAGGCAACTCCCGTGGTTGCCGCCAAGCCTATCCAGTAGCATTTGAAAGTGATTGTGCCCTCGTTCCAAGATTTGGGCATAGCAATTTGAAACTGCGCGTGTTCATCTGAATCTTTGTCAAAGTCGAGAACCTGCAAATCAGGTCGGCCTGCCGTGGTTTCAACGTCTGTAATAGCCGCGCAACCATTGCTCACGGTTGGTCGCATTGCCGCTGCTGGCACCCATATCGTGTGCGTGCCTTGCGCGACATATGCGCTGGCCGCAGCCGCGGGCGTGACTGCCCTGGTGCTGTCCGATCCCGTTGCCGTCTCTGCGTTGGTCGCAAGCTCAACCACGCCGCTTGATGTCGCAGACGCTGCGGCAACCTGAGAGATAATTGTGGCCAGCCAGTTGTCGGGGCTTGCATCGTCGCCAATAAAGTGGATGACCTGACCGACTGCGTTAAGACCGCTATAATTCGATTCCGCCCCGTTAATTCGGTCGGTGCCGTCGCGCACAATGGTGATGGCGTTGTCCACGTTGTGAACTTGAAACCCAAACAAAATGCCGTCGCTCGACCCGATGGCGGGCAGATTAATCGTTACTGTGCCGCTGGACGCGTCAATCAAATAATAAGTGCGTGCGTTGGTCGTTTCAACATTGTGCGTGCCGCTGGTCAACGTAACAACGGCGCTCCATCCTTGCGCCGCTGCTGTGGCCGTCGTCGCACTGCTGGCCGCAGCACTTGCAGAACTTGCTGCCGCCGTTGCTTGTGCGCTTGCTTTGGCGCTATAGTGCAATGCGGAAAACGTCCCGGCCCCGGCAACGGTATCGTCTTCGGCGTTGGTTGCCCATTCCTTGGCTGCTCCCGCGCTAGACGTGTCGGTGATTCCAGTGCCGCCCACAGCCCACGCTTTCGCGCTGTACGTTCCGCTTTCAACTTCGCCATTCACCTTAATCGCGTAGTTCGACGCGAGGGTTGCGCTGGTTGCGGCGGCGGTTGCCGACCCTGCTACATTATCAACATATAATTTCGTGGCAGCTTTCAAATTACTGTCAGGCGCACCCGCAAGCGTTAGGTCTCCAGTCATGGTGCCGCCAGCAAGCGGTAATGCTCCCAGCGTGGTAAGCTGCGCAGCGGCGTTGGCATCATCAAGTAACGCACGACCAGCAGAAGTGAAATCAGCCACAGCAGCCGTACCGCTTCCAGTGAAGTACGGAATCTTATCTGCCGCGCTCGTTAGGTTTGCAATAGCTTTGATGTCTGCATCAAGGCGGTCATTGCTTAGTGTTCCGCTGTTAATCTTTGCCGCATCAACATGACCGTTGGCGTCAAGAATGCTAACAGATATTGCTAGAGTTTCGGAGGACAGACTGCCGCTGTCCCAGCTCACCGTGACCGTGGTGTTAGTACTGAAGGCGCTGGCCGTGATCACGCCGTAGATCGTGCCGGTGGAGCTGCCGACTGCGCGGATGCGGCGACCGACCGCATAGATTGCCGTGACGTTGGTGCTGGCAATGGTAAATGATGTGCCGCTGGCATATGCGGTGGTGTGACCGTAATTGAAAAATCCGCCATCTTCCAAGTGCTCGCGAATGTCAGCGAGAACTTGTCTCATGCTGTTATTCAGCGTCGATGGCAGTTGGTTCTCTGCAAAGTTAACGCTGCCTGCTGCATCGTTTTCGGATGCCGTTGTGCTGTAATCTTTGACGCCCATGATCTATCCTCTACTGGCCGATGTTCTGTAAACCGACCGCACCAAGCAGTCCGGCACGGGGGGTTACTCTTGAGCGCGGTGCAATATCTCTGCCGCCCGTTGCAGCTACTGCGCGGAGATAGTCGGCAGTATTTCTACCAAGCCGATCTGCCAAGAATTTAGATGCCGTGCCAACGGCGGGAACGGAGAGAGCGCCAAGCTCTGGCCCCATTGCGCCTAGACCTAAACCAAGACCAAGCCCTGCGCCCACTGGGTTACGACTGCTGCCTCTGCCCGTTATGTTTAGACCAAACCTACCGACAAGGCTGGCAAGATTTGTTAGAGCATTCCCGTCTCTAATCTCTCGCATTAAAGCGCGTTCATCTTCTGAGAAACCTCTCAGTTTCTTTTTATTCCTTAATAGCTGGCGGAATCCCATGCGCAGACCATTTTCAAACCCACTGGCTTGGCCTTCTGCGATTGAAACAATTTCCTCAATGGTTTCACTTTTGCGAAACTTAACATTCGCAGCGCGTGCGGCTTTCAAAGCTGTGGCCGCTGTGTTTTCAACAACGGGGCCAACAATATCTTGGCCGCGCACAGTGATGTCTTTTGCTGCAAGGCTTTCAAACCAGTTGTCAAACTGATCACGCATCGTCATCGCGACCGCGTTATCTCCTGGCGTTTGCGCCGTGTCTTGTATTGCCTTTCCGATGCGCTTGCGCACGTTCTCGACAGTTTTGAGATCAAGCGGCTTGCCGTCTTTAATCATGCGCTCAATGCTTGCTAATACGGCCCTGGGCTTGGCAGTCTCGTCAAACTTATCAAAGCCAACATTTTCCATAGCTGGCTCAAGTTCATCTCTGAACCGTCGCAGCGCGTCTGACTTGACCTCGCCTTCAATGTCATCGACGACGCGATAGGCTTCCTGTTTCTGCGCTTTCAAAACTTGGCTTGTCGGCGCGTCTTCTCTTAAGCCCATGCGCTTAAGTGAAACGGTTATTGCATTCTTAACCGCTCCCGGCACAAGCGCGACAAACGGCACCGCAGCAGATGCCGCCATCCCAGCCATTGGGCTGTCTGTCAGTTGTTCGACATTGCCGCCCACAACCCCCGCAGCCGTTTGCAATGCCTTTTGTTGCGCTAACTGACTCAAAGCGTTTTGCGCAACACTGCCTTGCCGCGCTGTCTGCGCTAGGGCTGCGGCTGGAGCAAATATAGAACTAGCTGCACCTGCGCCCCTTCCTGTGCCATACGCCATTTTGTCGCCGGTTGTCATTGGCCCCGCCATGACTGTCGGAGCCATTTGATCGACCGACAAACCCATTGCACGGGCTGGTGCAGATAGGCCGCGCCTTATTTGCTCTCCGTAATATCCTGATGGCGGGGCAGGTAAATTTAAAGCACGCAGGCCTGCCGCAGCCGTTTCCGGTAGAAATGCTGCTGTGTCCGTCACAGCATCAACAAAGCCCCGCGCACCAAACTCTGCTTTCCGCAGAGCCTCGCCGCCCATGCCACGCTCATCAGATAAGAACTCGAAGAAAGCGTCTTCAATTTCTGCCTCAGTTGCATCGTCGTCGGCATCGATTTCATAGAGTGTGCCGCTGCCTGTTGGATACTCAATCTCGAATTGAGCCATCTTATTACTTCCTTCTGATGGTTATTGATGGCCGAGCTGGCGGGTCTTTCGATTCGCCAAAACGTGTGAATGAAAGTTCATTGCGTTTCATCAAAGGCGTAGCTTCGGCTTCTGAAATCTCTCCCTTGTCCACAAGTTTCTGTATTTCATCCGGCGTGCCATAAACAATATCCATATAAATATTGATAACGCGCTTTAAATTGTCCTCAACAACTTCGGTGCGTTGACCAACATCAAGAGAGCCTAACACTTGCTCCAAGCGTTTTTGCTGCTGTACCGGAACTTGGCCTAACGCTCCACCTGTTGGGCTGTTTTCTCGCATCGTTTGCAATGTATCCAAACCAACATTAGACAAAGCAGACTCGATTAGTGCCTTGGCCTCACCGGCTGGCGTCTGTTTGCCGATCAAAGGTAAATCAGAAGTGATTTCAGCAGGGATACCCGTAGCAGACGGGGCAGTGCGAACAATCTCTAAAGCTCGCCGTAAATCTTGAATAACCGTCAAGCCTGCGCGTTCTTTTTGCGATTGTCGGCCTTCTTTCTTCTTTGCTAAAGCCTCTGCCGCTCGGGCCGCTGGCGAACCAGGGATAGGAATAATTTTGCCTATCTGGCTTTCGTCACCTTGTGGTGGTGCTGGCGCTGTGCTTGGTCTTCCGTCTGGTGCGACTTGCGGCATAGCTCTAGGAGGGGGCGTCATAGTACCCGCGCTAGGTGGCGGCACAAACACTTGAGGATTGGCGGCACTAGCCATGGCTATTATTTTTTGATAGTCGGGAAATGACACAAAATCTTCTGGCTTGCCGCCTCTATCTACAAAATCTTGTTTGGCGAAATTGTAGTTTTTAATATCAGTTGTCCGGTTGCTCGTTCCCGCTTTTGCGGCTTCTAACTGTTTGGCGTACACGTTTTTGATATACGCTTCTGGGGCAATGCGGATCATATCTGCCAACTCTTGATTGCCGCCTGCTTCCGCTCGATCTGCTGCTGTCTGGGCAAATGTCATCAACTTCTGCCGTTGCTGTTCCGCGCGGTCAAAAGCCGCTTGCTCGCGGCCTGCCTTCTGCAACGCTATCTGTGTGCTCAACGCCTGCACGTTAGCGGCACGCTGTCTTGCAAGATCGTCTTGCGTTGTCTTGGCGCGGAGCTGACCGGCCAGCGCGATGTTCTTCTGCGCGGCACCTGGGTCAGTGCTTGGCGCACCGGCGGCAATCAGAGCTGGCCCCATTGCGCCCAAGCCTTTTAAAAAGGCGTTGGCGCGGTCTTGACCACTGAGCGCCAGCAAGGTTTGCAAGTTGGCGGCAGACGTTGGTGCTGCTGGGCGAGCCGCAGGGGCGGGCGTAGGCGGCGTAAACGTCAGCGTCGTTGTCGGGCGCGGCATCATTGATGAACCAAAAAGCGCGCCGGGATTGCCAAGCATAAGAGTAGACATTTGAGTATCCTATTTAAAAACCCAGTAAACCTCGGAGGCCCGATATGGCCGACGTACCGCCACGGCTTGCGCCAAACAGATCGCCCAAGATACCGGCGCCGGTCGCGCCGTACCCTAGATAAGTGGCTGCTGGGTCAGAAAATATCGGCTGCGTAGTTGATTGGCTTGTGTACTGCCCGCCCGTGACCAGCGGCATGTACTCGCCAAGCCGGATGCGTTCTTCATCCTGACCGAAATTAAAGCGGTCGATGTCTTCTTGTAGCTGCGCCCCTGCCATGCCTTCGTAGGCTGCGCCGACATCAATCAGCTTTGACGGGTCGAGATAGTCAAGCTGCGCCATTCCTGGCGCTGCCGTGCTTGCATCAATCTGCCTATCACGCTCTGCGGCATAATTGGTGTATGCCATCTTACTGCCGATGTCGCCAAGGCTTTGCAGATAATCCTCTGCCGCACGGTTTTGCGCTCGCGCCTGCATTCCAGAGCCATATCGACCGGCGCTTGAAAAGGCGCTGCCAATCTGTGGCATGACATCTTCTGTGAAGGCTTCACGCATCGGCCTCGTCGCCGCGTCCATTGCGCTTGCAAGATATGGGTTGCTGTCGGGGCTAAGATAATCGCCCGCCATTGTCGCTGCGGTTAGGTCTTGCGCACCCGTCACCAGCGGCGACCCTGCCTCTGCGCGGTCTTGAATTGCAGTCAACCCGGCTTCAGTTTGCGTTGAAAACGGAACAACCGTGCTGCCTTCATACATGGTGCGCGGTATTCCAAACAATTCTTTCGCCTTGTCCAGCCCGGGCGTCAAGTAAGGCTTGATAAAGTCGCTTGGCTCATTGCTTGCAACCGTTGTCACGCTACCGGATGGCTTCGATGATGACCCGCCCATTTCACAACCTCTTCTCTAAAATAACTTTTGTTTTCTCATATTCTGGCAGCACCCGCTCCCAACCGCTGCGCCCCTCAAGGCTTACAAGATCGCAGTCGAGTGCTTTCGCCCACGCTTCGATTTCACCCAGCATGTCGTTAACTGTCATCCAGCTGTACGCCGACCCACGCTCGCCAGCTAAGAGCCAGATAAAACATTCTTTACGTTGCGGATACTGTGTGATGGTCGTCACGACGATGCCGTCAATAGTGTCGCCGTCACCGGCTATCCAGAGCTGCGCCTTGCCTTCGCGCAAGTCGGCACAGACATCGGCAACGGTGTGGGAGCCTGCGAAGTCTAACGCACGTTGTATATGATGCTTGCATTGCGGCACGATGCCATCAATGGCGTCGAGCGGCACAAGGCTCAGATTGACCGCAGCAGCAAGTCCAAAACGACTAGAATAATGTCTTCCATTATCCAGAGTTACAATGTTAGCCGTCATGTGTCTACACAGTTAAGGCGAGTCATTAGTCGCCTTCTTCCATGTCGCCAAAGTCTTCATCGCCGCCGAATTGGGTGTCAGCATCGCCAAACATATCCCCAACCAACGCATCGGCAATGTCACCAAATGGATCATAATTCGGATCAACATCGCCAATGTCGTCTATTACGTTTGGCCCAGGAATACTGGCCGGGCCTCTGTTGTCCATAGAGGGTGAGACACCAAACGGATCAATACCCAGCTGGTTGATTCCATAGTAATCTTCAAGCTGTTCATTGAGCGACGGTCCAAGGCCAAAGCCATAGCCAAGCGTTCCCAGGAATCCACGGCGACCACGGTCGCCTAGGGCCAGCGTGTTCTGCGCGTCAATCACGTCACCTATGCGCCCGCCAACAATGCCGCCGCCAAACGCGCCAATTGGACCGCCCAGCAAGCCGCCAAGCACGGAGCCGCTCAAATCACCAAGGGTTGCCGCGCCGCTGCGCCCGCCCGCAAGACTGCCCGCAACGTTGCCAAACAAGCCCGCGCCTGGAATACCGCTGAGTCTTCCCAACGCGCCACCAAGCCCCGCTGCGGCAGCACCGCGATTGATCGGATTAACGCCAAGCACACCGCCCGTCATCATTGGGATGTTGGTGCTATATTGAGTGGTGCCAAAACCGGAGGTCACCCCGCCCGGTGGACCTGATGGCGGGGGCGTTTCGCCGTCGTTATCATTGGGCGTTTGCACCACCATGCCGGGGCGCTGCATCGGTTGCACAACGGGATCAGCCGCGACAGGCGCAAGCGGTTCAACCACGGGTTGCGTTACCGCTGGCTGATCTCCAAAGCGCGGAAAGACAAACGTGTTGCCGTCGAAGTATCCCATCGGTCGGCCAAACTGGTTGACCGGGAAAACCTTGCCCGTCGAGTCTGTGTATGTCTCAGCCATCAGCCCACCAGTACCACCTTGAATGTTCGATCTGTTTGCGAGTTATTTGCGTGCGTGATTGCCACGCTGCCATTCACCCGACCTGACTGCCCAACGTAGATCGTGCCTGCGCCAATCTCAGCCGACGCATTTGCTGTCGTTGGCATAAAAAGCAAAACCGTGTTCACGCCGATGCGTGCGTCTGTCACCGTGGTCGATGCCGCGCTGGCCGTTAGCGTCACGTCCAGCACGTTGTTGGTGCGCCCCAGCATCATCTCGTTGAGAGATGTTGAGATTTGCCGCCGGTGAAAATTGCCGTCAGGGTTGTCGAGCGGCGGCGACGGAAATTCAGAAACGGTCACGCTGCACCGTCTGCCACGACTTCGGCGTCAACGCCTTGGGCGTGCGACCATGTGCCGCCCGCAGCCACATTTACCTGCGCGCGGGCATAGCGCGTGCTGACCGTGAAGTGCGCCTGCCCGTCTGCGTCGATGCTGTTCTCGCTGGTTTCCGTTACGCTGTCGCCAGGAGCTGCGCGGTGCTTGAGCTTGACGGTCACCGTGCCGCCATCAACATAGGGTCGGATAGCATTGACATAGATGCGATTGCTGCCGCCAATCTCTTGCGTTTCTAACTGTGCCGCAAGGCTTGGCCCCGTAAATCGGCACAGCTTCTTATCAGCATTAAAGCCGTTTAAGCTGGTCAACCCGCCAATCCATGAAGCACTGTCGAAGCTGACATCAATGGAGTCTACAGTGCCGAAGGCGTCCAGGCCTTCCAGCGTCACCTCGGTGCTCAAATTACGGAACATATATTCTTGATTGACCTCAGCGGTGCTCCAACGGTCTACAGCCCAGTTATAGATAATGACCTTGTTGGGCTGGCCGTCGCTGCTGCCAAATGAGGGATAAGCCCAATACACCATTTTCTGCGTTGGGTCGGCAGCGCCATAAACGCGGTCGATATAGTTTTGGTCGAGGTCATTAAGAAAGAAGCGGTCAACCTTTTGATCGCCAATGCTCTGCGAGCCTGCGCCCGTAAATGACCAAAAGCCTTCCTCCCCAAGGTAGAAGGCAAAGGGTCCGACATTGACCACGCTGTTACGCGCAAACGGGCCACGGTCGCGCTCAATCTCTGTGATGTTAAAAACAGTCGGCGGGCCAACAAACGAAAGTCGATAGATGGCACTGCGGCACATGACCACGCCATCCATGCCGCCGACCGCGCCCAAGATCGCCATGACCTCGCCGCCGACCGGCAAATCTTGAAAGTCTGATTGCACTGCCGCCGCTGCCGATGTCCCTGGCGTTGGGAAGCTGGTCGGATCATTGATGGCCGACCAGTTGATGCGGTTGGGATGCACAGTAGCGTCTTGCTTGATGTTGCCCATCATTACAAAGTCTTTCACCACAGCGATAGACTTTGGCTTGATGTCATAGCTGACGCCGTTATCGAAGTTTGTCGCCGTCATGCCAACGGGCGAGCTGTCTGTTACCGTCACCGTTGTCTCGCCGCGCACGCCTGCCGTGGCTTGCGTGACCGTCACCACATTCGACGCAACCGATGCTGAGAACTTAGCGTTTGCGTCAATTTGATCTTTTAAGTTTGTTGCCGTTTGGTCGTTAGACGTTGCGGCAACAAAAGTGCCGCTGCCGGGGGATGACCCGACTGTGAAATCGTGCGTGGTTTGGTCGGTAGCTACAAGCCGCACTTTCTCGCCGTTGGCAAGGTCTCCAAACGCCGTGATGGTTATGGTGCATGTCGCCTGCGCGGCTAACAGATCGTCAAACGTGCTCGACGTGCCCATCACAAAAGACTGCGGCGGGTCTGTGTGGCCTGATACAGAAATCACGCGGTTGCCAAAGTTTACGAAGTTGACAACATCGTTGCCGCTGACCGTGTAACTGGCAGACGCCCGCGATACGTTGCCGAAGGTCATGCCGCTTAGTTTAAACAAATCTTGGCTGTCAGCAGCAAACGTGTGGACCGTGCCATCGGTCTGCTTGAAAGATGCGGCGCCCATTGGCCGGTTAGTTAGCGCATTGCTGACCACGGCTTGCGCTGGAAAAGGCGCATAGGTCGCCGCCGTCTTTGGCAGCACGTTGGTCGCCACGGTCGAGCCTGGGTTGCCCAGGTCGGCTTGGTCAGGAAGAAACGGGCCGAAGCTAAACATTAAAAGCCCCGGCTAATGTCAAAGCGTCTGGATTGCGTCAGCGCGGAATCTACTGCCAAACGCGCTTGGCCGCGTGTGCGGTTGTCCAAGGTGTTCAGCTCTTGCACCACGCCGTCTAACAGATTCAAATTCGACTGCACGCTCTGCGGGTCTTTTGCACGCATGTAGAACGCCGCCAGCGTGGCATAGATGTAGGCGTCTGGCGCGTTGGTCAGCAGCGAATTTGTGTCGTCAGTCGCCAGATCGAACTTTTTATAAAAGCGGTGCGTAAACGTATAATTCTGATCAGCTTCGCGCTCAAACTGGATAGTGGCGCCGATAGCATAATAGTAAGGCCGACCGCTGCCGGTCGTTGCGGTTTCTTGCAACGCAAACAATGATTGTTGCGTCGGCTGATAGTTGTCGCTGGTGAAGAATAGATCGATATGCTCAAGGAAGCCGGTCGGCAGGCTGGCTGAGCTGTTACCAGTTGAAAGCGTTACAGACGCGCTGGTCTCTTGAGAGAACAACCGCAGCTTGCGGTTGAGGCGTGCCTCGCCGCGTGTGATGTAGTCGTCCCACGTTATGTCTGACCGGCTTGTTTCCGTTTCGAGAGCGGTCTTCAGCTCGGCCAGGGTCGATATGCTCATTGCTCATAAGCCTCATTAACGTCGGGCGTGCTTGGGTCGTCGGCAACAAACTTGCCGCCTTTACGCGCACGTTTCTTCGGCGCTGCCTTCTTAGCCGTGGCCTTCTTAGCCGCAGGCTTCTTCGCACTCACCGCTGCGCTGGGGCTGTCAGAATAGCCGCTCTTTGGCATGTCGTCGGCGTCGAACAATTCCTGTTCGCCGGTGCCGTCTTTATAAAGAAATACTTTTGGCATGTTAATCTCCAAGGTTTGGGAGCCGCCTTGCGACGGCCCCCGTTAGCCTTAGTTCATATGGATTCTGCAAGCCAATTCTGGGCGAATTGTCTTGAAGCCATAGAGAACATCAAGACGGGTGATGAACGTATCAGCAGAGATTGAGTAGTCTCTGATGATCCGCATCGAAATGCCGTCCATTGTTTCTCTGGCCGCGAAGTCCACACCGTCGGGCAATACGAGGTCAGCCGTCGCAAAGCAGAACGCATCTTTGTGATACGCCATGCTGGTGGTGAGCGTCTGACTTGCGGCGATTGCCGTTGCGTCATCCGACTCACGCTTGCGCAGCGGAGCATTGTTTGCTGGCATGGCCGACACATTTTGCAATGCGCCCGAAGACCGCAGAGCCGGTGAGAACGCAATGCTGGTTGCGCTGGTTCCCACATCGGCAGTGACCACAAACTTTTGCAGCACGCCCGTATCGGCCTTGGTCTCAGGATGCACGCGGTTGACACTATCAAAAGTGAAAATATCACCTTTCTTGAAAGTGCCTGCGCCGGTGTCCACCGTGATGCTGGTGCTGCCTTCAGCGATGGTGCCGCTGTCGTTGACCAGATAATCGCCGGTGCCGTCGTCGGTGCCGCCAAGGTGGGATGGCATCAGTGAGGTTTCCATGATCTCAGAAAAACCAAACGTGTTCGATGCCACACGTCCCTCGCGGTAGTTCTCACCAAGATTGTCCTGATGATTGAACAAGCCCGACAGGTCAGTGACCAGATCGACGTTGTCTTGCGT